TTCGTTTAAACGCTGCTGGTAGATATTGAACAAGAATCTGGATGCGTTCTGCCCAGAACCTGTTGGTCGCACACCATCTAGGATGTCTGCAGATGCTGACTGTGGACCAAGGCGGTAGCGGAAGATGTCTGCAGTTGAGGAGATGCCTCCCCAAGTACTGCCCTTCCATACATACATGGCATTATCTACTGAGTTCCAGTAAAGAGCACCAGTAATAAGTGGGTTGCCATCATTGTCCACTGTAGGTGGTGTTGACTTAGAGCCTAAGTAACGGTCATCAAACTCATCATAAGTTGTTGCTGCACTTGTTGCCGATGTAGCAGCAGATGCAGCGCTTGTCGCTGCAGCCGATGCAGATGCAGCAGCAGCCGATGTTGAGGCTGCAGCCGATGCTGCAGAAGTTGCTGCTGAGTTAGCGCTAGTTAGCGCATTAGCCTCAGATGTAGCAGCAGCAGTTGCAGAAGCCGATGCATTTCCAGCCTGTGTAGTTGCTGTGGCTGCAGAGTTAGATGCTGTAGTTGCAGATGCTGCTGCAGATGTAGCACTGGTAGCAGCAGCCGTTGCTGATGCAGATGCACTTGCAGCACTGGTGGCTGCAGCAGCAACAGAACCAACAATGCTTGCAGCAGATGCTGCAGCAGAGGTTGCACTTGTTGCTGCACTGGCAGCACTTGTTGCAGCAGCGCTTGCTGAGTTAGCAGAGGCTGTTGCATAGCCTGCGATTGTTGCCACAGATGCAGCAGCGGTTGTTGCTGATGCAGCAGCCGAGGTAGCAGATGTAGCAGCAGCGCTTGCGCTTGCTGCAGCAGATGTAGCCGAAGTAGCAGCAGCGGTTGCAGAAGCAGCAGCACTTGTCGCTGAGGTAGCAGCGGCACTTGCTGATGTAGCAGAGGCAGATGCTGATGCAGCCGATGCAGTAGCAGAGTTAGCAGCGCTTGTGGCTGATGTTGCTGCCGATGTTGCACTGGTTGCTGCAGATGCTGCAGAGGTAGATGCTGCTTGTGCTGAGCCAAGGATGCTATCTACATAATTTTTAGGTGTAGCAGATGTGTCAACCATTCCAGCAGATGAAAGACCAGTTAGTGTTACACCAGTCATGTCAATAGTTTTGTTGGTTAATGTCTGAACTGCTGTAGCAAGAACTACTGTGCCTGTTGTATTAGGCAAATAAATTGTATTGTCTTGCGTAGGGTCTACTACTGTCAAAGTAGTCTCATGAGCATCAGCAGTTGCACCTTCAAAAACAATGCTTGCATCTACGCCAGCACCAGAGATGCTTGGGTTAGTAATGGTTGGACTTGTAAGAGTTTTATTTGTAAGTGTCTGTGCTTTGAGAGTACCAACGACAACGCCTTCACCTGTGACAATGCCATGCACATGTGTCTGGTTGGCGAGGTCAAGAATTGTCTGGTCAATGTCATAGCCACGGGCAGCAATGTGTGTTTCTGACTCGCGGAAGTCACGACCTGACACACCGTGACGAACAACTGCTCCGCTTGTATGCTGTGGAGAAGGTGTGCCATCGGCACCACGGTATACGCTAAGGGTTGTACCTGAGCCTGCAAAGACTGTTAGTACTTCTTCCTTGGATGTATCAGGGTCAATAATAAGAGTGTATGGGTACGAAGTCGGGAAACCGCTGACAGAGCCAACGATGAACGCGGTGTTAGCCTGTCCTGATGACTGTGCTCCGATGGTGCTTTGTAGCACTGTTTCGATTGCAGTTGATGAGTAGTACCGTGCTGGGGAGCCTGGGTCGCCTGCTGCCATTTTTTAACCTATCTCTGGTAGTGGGAACGGATTGGATGTTGACGGCGTTGGTTGTCCGCAACTTCGTTTAAACGCTGCTGGTAGATATTGAACAAGAATCTGGATGCGTTCTGCCCAGAACCTGTTGGTCGCACACCATCTAGGATGTCTGCAGATGCTGACTGTGGACCAAGGCGTGAAGGGTCCAAGAAAGAAATCATTCGGAAGGCTGCGCCATAGATGACTACATCTTCTGAATACGAAGGCATGCCAGTAGTTGTCTCATAGACATCTGTGCCACTGGTCATAAGGGTTGGGCGCTTTGAGTAGAACACATGCACTGTCTGTCCAGGCACGATGCCAGCGTAAACGCTGATGCTGCGAGCAGATGAATAAGCATCTGTATCTGCTGAGCGGTCTAGGTTGTACGCACGAACAGGCATCCACTCTTTAGTTGGACCAACAGTTGAATAGGTAACACTTAGCGCGTTTTGGAAATCACTAGGCAACTGGTATGTGGTGCGTGCTGCAATAAATTTAAAGTCAAAACTTGCTGTAGCAAATACCATTGGGTACATTGCATCAACAGTGTTATTGATAGCCTTTTTAATCTCATTGCGTGGAAACAATGGTGAGGCTATTACCTTGGAATTTTGGTCATGTGCAGCAGCGGTAGTACCGCGTTGTCCACGACCCCATGGTGCAAGAATAAGAAGATTGTTTACATTGTCTGTACTGTTAACGAATAGAATCTCATCATCAATCTGTATGTAACCACGACCCATACCTGAGGCATCGTAAACGCTTAATGATGTGGATGTGCTTGTTGCACTGGTGGTAAGCCAAGTGCTTGGCTCAGTATTTTCAGTGTAGCCATGTAGCACCGCTTCAACGCGGTCTGCTAGTTCATTAAATGTTGAACTCATAGGTCAATGCTCCTTAAGGCTACGACTCCTGATAATCCAGTAGTTCCTGCTAATTCATTACAGATGGCGTTATAGTCTTTGTAGTCATCAGGCTGGCGTGTTGAGTCAGCCTTATAGTTGAGAGCAGCAATAAGACCTAGACCAGATGTACCAGCCCAAGAGTTAGCAGCACCCTGCTCAACCTCATAGGCTGTCATGACTGGATAAGTACCACCGTTTGCAAGACGATTGAGTTCGTCTGCTAATGAACTTCCTGCTCTACCTGTTGCCATTACTTAGCCTTTCGCTTCGCTGCTGCGTTGTCTACAAGGTTTGGATAGGGACGACCAGCCTTCTTAGCCGCTGCCTTAGCCTTAACCTTCTGTGCCGATGTCAACGGGGTTGACTTCTTCTTAGGGTTTGGCTTATCCCAAAATGCTTTCTTCTTCACCACTTCACCTTGTCTGCCCAATACGCTGCGCTCATCTTGCCTTTGGCAATGTTCTTAGCGTGTCGTGCTTTGAATGATGCTTGACGGGCTGATGGCTTTCTATCGCCAGTTACCCCTTGCTGACCAAAACGGATGGTCTTAACTTGGCTACCATCTTTGGCAACCACTACATGTGACTTAGTTGGGTGAGAGGGAGTGCGCTTAGGCTTGTTAAAGCCAGCCACTCCTGCCCGTGTCAACCGTGAATCTTTTTTACTAGGCATGCTTAAGAATACTTTTCTTCGTTCTTGTCATCTTTTTCTGCCATAGGTCCTTCTTCGCCAATGCGAACAATCTTGATGTTGTTATACAGGGCAATGTTTGCCTCTGCTGGAGCAGCGTTAACTGCACGCCCGCCTACGCCGTAGGGGTTTACTGAGCCGTAGCATCCACATTTAATGCACATAATTAGTCCTCATCTTCATCTTCGTAGGGGTCGAACAGTGGTATATGGTCTGGGTTAATTGGCTTAGGAAGAATCCAATCTGGGTATGAATCTCTATCCATGATGAGTGTCATACAGATTGACTCTGGGAAGCCTGCTGTCTTGAGTGCTTTCCAGTATTCATTAAGAGCAATACAATACTGTTCTAAAGGTGTGTAGTTATCATCAACAACTTGAACCTTTTTAGTTACTGGTTTCTTTCTAGCAGCCATGGCTCCTCCTATTTGAATGTTCCCGTGTTACCGTCAAAGGCTTTGCCAACCTTGTCGGAAATTCTTACCGCTTCCTGAACCTTTGCCATGCTTGTTCCTGCTGGTTGGATACCTTGGGCACGAGCATCTTTATAGGCTTTTAGTTCTGCATCCCACTTTGTTGTAGACATTGCAACTTTAGTATTAGCATCGCCTACACCCATTTCAAGAGTTGCTGCTTTGCAACCAAAGCAACCTTCTACAAATTCAGGGTGCGTTTGTCTTTGGTGTAAATTCATTAGATAGCCTCTATGTAAGCGCCGTATCCTTGAGCAGTAAGGGCATCAGCGGTAGCCTGGTCAATAACTGTGATAGTTCCACCCATGTACAATTCTTGTGCAGAGAGTGTTTCTGTTTGACTTGGGTATCGGTAAGAGGAGTAGATACCATTATGCCGCATCACAGTAACACCTCGTGTGATGGTGTAACGCTCAAACAATACTCCTTCACCCATTGGAGTTTCTTCAACGGTTGGTGTTGTGAATGTATACTGAGTCATTGCTTGTCCTTACTAATAAGTGAAGGGGCAGGGCTTTCGCCCCACCCCTCCCGCACGATTAAAGTGCAGCGATTGATGAGCCTGATTCAATGCGATATAGCGCAGCCTCACGGTAGCGGGCGAAACCAAGTACGCCGTACCATCCGATTGGGCGGAAACGCATCAAGCGGTCAGTCACATTACCGATAACTACGCCTGGCTCTTGAGCCACAGCCTCAGCCAATGCCTGCTTTCCAGCAAGGATTGTTGAGAATACGCGAGTTACTGGTGTAACGGTTACAACTGTAGTTGCTGTAACAGCAGCAGTGTTTGCTGTGTCAACAGTAAATGTTGTTGTTGAACCTGATGTTTCGATAGCAGTAATCTTGGCACCAGAAGCGATACCTGTTCCTGCAATCTTGTCGCCAACTTCTGCACGAGAAGCAATGACGGCAGTTGAAGCAACACCGAATGTAAAGCCTGCTGATGTACCAGCGACTGTTACTGCAGTTGTTGCTAGAGCGGTCTGGTCTGCACCTGACTTAGCAGAGTACATGCGTGGGTTTTCTACATAGAAAGCACCTTCGTATGTACCGATTGTGCCAGCCCATAGGTTGCCCTGTGACTGCTCTGTGTGAGTGTGGATGTCACGCCATCCAACATTGCCTGTCTCAGCACGAAGGTCGTGTGAAACTTCTGGGTGGATACCTGTCCAGTATAGGCTTCCCATGCGAGGAACAGCCTTGTTTGTACGCAACTTAGCAACTGCCTTACGAAGGTTAGCAGATGTGATTGTCATACCTGCTGTGATTGTTGCTGTTGATGTTGCTGTACCTGAATAGATAACATTTGTACCCTGACGAAGTGGTGTCTGGGCAATGACATCCAAAGAGTCTGCCATGTTGTATGCGATGATGTCAGCGATTGCTGGGTCAACATCTGATAGTGAGAACAACTCTAACTTGCGAGTTGTAAGTGATGAGTTTCCTTGCTCATTTAGAGTTACAGAAACGGTTGAAACATCTGGTAGTGCTACTGCATCTACATCTGTTGTTTCTGAAAGAGACGATGTTGCAGGTGCCAAGTCATTGTAAAGTGAGAATACAACGCTTGAACCTGGCATTGCCTGTTGCACTGGGCGCTTATCAGCAACTGCACGAATCATTGGCTGAGCACGAAGTGCGAATTCTACATAACGGTCATACGCTGTTTTGACGAGTCCCGCCATCGAGGTAGTGTCGTTATATGCCATGTGTTCACCTCCTGGTGATTGGTTGATGTTTTGGGTTAGTTAAATCCAAGGAGTGCATCTAGGTCCTCTTTAGTCTTAACACCTGTTACCTTTGCGAACATGTCTTGGTCAATATCTGGCATCCTGCCAGTGGCAACAACATTGTTCATACGGTTTTGTGCTGAGACATCGTGACCTCTTTGTGTTGGCGTATCATTTGTTTGAGCGGGCTGTACACCAAAGACATCACCGTATTCATCTACCCACGCTGCAATAGATTCCTCAGAGGTATCTACATCTTGTGGTATGAAGGCGGAAATCTTTGGGTTTAATCCCTTAGCCTGTAACACATCCTTGACAGTGCGTTGACGGGTCTGTACTTTAAGACCACTCAACTCCTGTTCTAGTTCTTTTGCACGCTTTTCGAGCGCACGATTTACCTTACGGAGTTGAGACACCACATCTGTTGATGTGTCCATGTCATCTTCGTCATCGAACTGGTAATTTGTAGGCATCAGCCTATCTCCCTTGTTAGTAGTTGTATTCGCAATCCACAATTAGGTTCGGGGAAACCAGATTGGCTATTGCTCCTAGACTTGTACGCCCCCGTGGGCTAGTCGGTCACGGTGGGGATTCTTTTATATTGTTGGCATTGTGCGAAGTGATGAGCCTGTTACACCAGTGCTTCCACCAAAGCGAGCGCCTTCGCGCTGTGCTCTTTGTTGAGATGCAAGTAGTGCTTGTGGGCTTCCTTCAATAACAGCCTTAAGCGCTTCGTTCTCATCGTAAACTTGACCTTCAATTCCAGTCAAGCGTGATTGTGTCTGGCGTAGTTGTGATGCCTGACCAAGCGCTGTCTGTAATTGTTGTCCTGAAAGTTTTGCATAGGCTTCTGTTCCAACAATCTGTTCTGCTTGAGCAGCAGTCATGCCTTCTAACTTAAAGCCTTGCTCACGACCAAAGCCAACAAACTGTGCAGCCTTTGCTTGCTTACGCAGGATAGGCTCAGCACGGTCAGGGTCAAGAACATAAGCGGTAATGCCACCTTCTCCAATGTTGTACAACTCTTGAAGTTGTTGTCTTACTCCTGGAGATAGAGAGCGACCTAAATCTTGACCAATCTGCAAGCGGTCTTGAAATTCCTTTGGCGATACAAGGTTTCCAATAAGCCTTCCAAAGTCATCAGGGCTGTCATAAAAACCTTTTGGTATGTCAAAGAATCGTGCTGTTTGGATAAAGGCTTCTTCATCTTTGATGTACTCTGCCTCGGTAATTGTTCTACCTTTTGCTCGCAAAGCCTCCATACCTGGAAAACGCAACTTATACTCTGGTTGTTCATACAACTCAAGCATAAGCATATCTTCTGAAACTTCAGCCATGATGCGGCGATTGATAAAGCCAGCATGTTCTTCTAATCCATACTTTTCAAACATTGCTTCTAGTCTTGCAGATGCTTTTGTTTTTTGTGCAAGTTTTGCAGCATCTTCTGCTGCTTTTGCTTCTCGTGCCTGAGCAGCAGTTTTTGCTTGTTGCTCTGCCAATGCTTTCTGGATTGCTCTATCTAAATCTGCTTGAGTTAAGCCTGCGCCTCCACCAGCGGCTATTGCCGCTGCTGCTGCCGCTGCTGTTTCAGCATCTTTTGCAACTTGAGCAGCCCTTGCTTCTGCTGCTGCTATCGCTGCTGCTTCTGCTGCTGCAATTGCTGCATCAAGTTCGGCTTGTGTATAAACACTTGCAGTAGTAGTTGGCGTTGTAGTTGTAGGCGTAGTAGTTGTAGGCGTGGTTGTTGTTGGTGTAGTAGTTGTTGGCGTGGTAGTTGTAGGCGTGGTAGTAGTTGGCGTTGTAGTTGTTGGTGTAGTTGTTGTTGGTGTAGTAGTTGTTGGTGTGGTTGTATCTGCAGTAGTAGTTGTTTCTGGAAGTGCTCCATAAAGAATTTCGTACTCTGCATCAGTAAGCGCAATACCAAGTCGTTCTTTTTCTCTGAGTTGTTCGATTGTTGGTGTTGCCGCAAGTGTTGGCGTTACCTCAGGAGTTGGAGTTGGTGTAAAGGCTGTTGCAGTTGTTTCTGGAAGGTATCCATAAAGCGCTTCATATTCTGCATCATTAAGAGCAATCCCAAGTCTTTCTTTTTTTCTAAGTTCTGCAACATACTCTGGAGTAAGCGTTCTGGCAGTTATTGCAGTGCCTTCTGCTCCAGGAAGTGATGCTGTTGCATCAGCATTTGCTGCTGCTGCCTCTGCTGCCGCTTGAGTGGCTTCAGCCAACTGTGCTGCATTTGCTGCTTGTTCAGCCAACTGTGCTGCATTTGCTGCATTGTTTGCTGCTGCAGCATCTGCCGCTGCTTGAGCAGCCTTAGCAATATCCTCTGCTTTTTTTGCAGCATTTGCTGCTTCTTCTGCTTGTTTTGCAGCAGCCGCTGCTGCTGCTTGATTTGCTTTTTGTTCTGCTAGATAAGCCTGATATTCTGCCTCTACATTTGCATCTGATGGCATGACATTTTTTGCAGCAGACTGTGCTGGTGTAAGAACGGCAGTAGGACTATTGCTAGCACTTGTCATACCCTCCATTTCTGGATTGTAACCAACATAATTTCCAGCAGAGTCAATTCTCATACCCTTGGAATAAATTGAAGAAGTAACCTTTGGTGCCCTGGTTCCAACAATTCTTCCACGCTCATCAACAACAGTAACAGGAGATGAATAAGGCTCTGCTGCATCTGCTTTAAGTCTTGATAAAGGAGTACTCTTAGCAACAAATTTATCGTAGGCAGCAGGGTCTGTTACTCTAAGGTATTCAAGATAAGACATGCGTTCTTCTAGTGGCAGACTTGCCTGAAACTTATTCCATTGCGCTTCTGTATATGCCATTAGATAGCCGCCAATCCGAACTTGTTGAGAATACCTATGCCATAATTCTCATAAGTACGAGTGGCATTTTCCGTGTACTGCCATTCCTCTGTTTGCTTGACAAGTTTCTCAGCATCCCATGCTGGGCGTGCAACAATCTTCCCCGTCTTTTCATCTGTCATGGTAAAGATTTGTCCGTTTTTCCACAAAGGGTCATTCCAATCAAGGTCATCTTCGTTCTTTTCAAGCAACGCAGCCCACACCTTGCGCTGTGATGATGTGACATCCCAAAGGGTGCGACCTACTGCAAAGTCATCAGCAAACATTGGATAAAGCAGAGCCTGCTTATCACGAATCTCTTTTTTAATTTGCTCTGGTGAAGTACGAGCACGAAGCCCACCATCTGTTACCTCGCCAATAAGACGGCGCTGGTAGTCTTTTCTGGTTGTGTCACTTAGGGTAAAGCCCATAAGGTTTCCGTACTCAGCCAATTCCTGTACTGCATCAGCATAGGCACCACCATTGATTTTGCCAACGATTCCGTTGTTATCAATGATTGTGTTCTCAATGTAATTTTCATCCCATTGGTTAAGGAAGGCTGTTTCTGAAAGGCTTTCAAGGTACTCTGCAACGGCAGGGTCTTTGACATCTAAGCCAATTTGAGAAGCAATAGAGGAAACGCTAATCTTAAATTCGTTAACCTTTTGTTGGTAATAAGGCTCACCAAACTTGTAACGGCTTGCAACATTTGCAGCAACCGTTGGACCATTATCAAGGTACCACTTGCTTGATGTAATCATGTCTACAATGGCAGTAGCAGTTGTATTGAAACTGCCATCTGGATTCTTTACAGCCTTGTAGATGTCAAGAAGTTCAGGTACATTCTTAAGAAGGTTGACAATCCATGTTGTCATACTTGGAATTGTTGTACTACCAGTTGGATTAACAAGAGGGTCCACTACAGGAGTGTCAGTTACTGAAGCAAAAGGGTCTGCTACAGGACTGTTATCACGAATGTTAAGAAGTTTTTTCTGCTCCGCAGTAAGTTTTCCACCAGAGGTAAGTACCCTAAGGGCTTCGTTAATCAGTTCAGATTTTGATTTAGCCATTATCCTCTAACCCCCAATGCTTGCTCAAGTGCGGTACCAAATACATTGGCTGTTTGGAATTCTGCGTACATAGGGTCTTTCTTAGCAAGGGCTAATGCTGCAGCAGCAGCCTCTGCCTCACCGTAACCTGGTGTAGTTACAGGAGTCATCTTGCCCTTAATCTTCTTGTACTCAGTCTTTGTAGGCTTTGCCATCTGTTGAGCAGCAACTCTTTCAGCAAAGACTGCAGCCTGCTCATCTCCTACTATGCGACCTGCTTCTTGTTCTCTTGCTGACTTGTACATAGCCTTAACATTCTCAGGCTTAAGCATGTTAACTTGGTATTTGGTTGAGTAATCTTCTCCACCTCCACCACCGCCCCACAGTCCGCGTTGGATGTCAAGGAGTTGGTAAGGGCTTAACTTCTGACCAGACCTGTTAGCGTTCTGTGAGTATTCGCCCCACGCTTCCCATTGTTTTTGTAATTCAGACAAGCCTGCGCTTGAACTAACAACACCAGCGGCAACAAGTTTTGATTTCCATTCAGCAAGACCCTTTGGGTCTGCGATAGGAAATTGATTTTTCCAGTCTGTTAATGAAACAGTATCTGTAACTGTTGACTTGGTAGGCTTTGCACCGCCACTGCCCCACTCATATTGATAAGTAGTTACTGGCTTGCCTGTGTAAACACCAGCGGTTCCAGTGAATACATTGCCACTATTCATAATAGAACCAAGGCTAAAGTTTGGATTCTTAAATAGTTGCTTTCCTGCTGCAGTTTGAGCAAGAGCGTTAATGTCTCCGCCTGCAGCCTCATACTGTGCTGCCTGAAACATCAAGTCTGCATTTGCTTGGGCTGTTACATCAGGTGTGCCTGAGTCCCCATCTCCAGCAAAAAACATTCCAGCAGCGCCAAGCGTACCAAGACCAAGAAGTGCTTGCTTTCCAGTTGGCTTCTTTGCTGTTTTAGCAAGACCAGCAACAGTCTTTACGCCTTGTTCTAATTTTGTTCCAGCAAATCTTTGTGCTATTTTTTCTACCGCTGCCTTTGAAATTCCAGCACCAACTGCAAATGGAGAGCCTTTGAGTATCTGTGGATTGGCAACAATTTGTTTTGCGGTACTACGAAGTTTAGTCTCTGACCAAGTAGGATTATCCTTCTTAAGTGTTTCGTATACGAATTTTTCGTCCATAGTCCTATCCCAAAGTCACAGGGTTACACATCCTTTAATGACAATGGCGCTGAGGAACTACAGACCCTTAAGCAGATGATGGTCGCTGACATGACTAGCCGTAACAAGGATTGGGCTGCTGACTACTACAGCGTAGA